ATCATACTCTTCAGCCAGTGGGTTCCGGCGACGGCCCTTATGGCCGACCACGACCGAACCGCGCGGATAAAAAGACCCCTTCCGGGGGATATGGATAGGATTGTTACTGAACGAATACGAGGACATTTCAGCAGCCTTTCTTGAACGCCAGGGCGCGCTCGAATATTTTCTTGTTTGCTTTTTCATCTCCCTGGAGAAACGTATCGATCATCGCTTCAAGGAGATTCTGGACGCCAACGCCATGCCGAATAGCAAGTACCTTGAAATCTTCCTTGCGACATGGCGGCAAACGGACAATGAGAGGTTTAAGTGTCATTTTCTTCCTTCTCCTGTTTTACTTCGAGCAAAATACAATTATCGACCATGCGCTCGAAAAGTTCTCGCCGAAAAGCTTTCATCGCAAGAGTCCCGAGAACCGGGCTTTTCCCCGCCTTGTTCTTCGGAAGGCAGTTATCGACGTAGTAAAAAATATTCGCGATCTCCTCCATTTCATCATGGGAGAGAACGAACGTAATTCTCCTGGAACGAACTTTCTCGTTCCCCCGCTTATAGAGCGGATAATCCTTGCCGGTGGTCTCGGGCATTTTAACGAATCCTTTCTTTAAAATTAAGCAGATTGAGAGAATTCTTCGTAACAAAATCAAAGATCGTTATCTTCATATTACCGTTTGTAGTGAGTAATATGGATAGGAAACATCGGGATTATACAAATCCATATATCAACTAGAAGCTTTTCTGATTTCCAATAGACACCAATCCAGCAATCTTGTGGCTTAAATTCTATACGAATCATGTTATCTCCATGATGACGTATCTGGTACTGGTATGAGTATCAAGCCATTTTCCCCATAATAGTGAGGTTCCCATCCTCCTTTTATTGCCGACGCCAGGCAACCCCGAAGGGCTTTCCTTACTTGCGCTTTTTGTTTTTTATAAAGATACATTGTTTGCAATACATCACGCAAGATTTAATGCTTGTTTTTTCTCACTTTCTCCCGGGTGCGCCAGCTCGAACGAAGTCACAAGATCAATCACCTCCCGGTAATTACCCGCCCAGGCATGATGGCAATGCGCCGCATGCATGAAAGCTTTCGTTAAAATATCTTCAGGCAAAGACTTCGTTACCGCAGCGATTGAATGCAATAATTCATTTTCAGGACCGCAAAGCCTTTACGGATCGCCTTGGACTCGAAGATAATACCTTCCAATCCCCGGTCGCCGTCGAAAAGAATATTCTCGACGGCAAGCAAAGACTGTCGGAAATCTGAATTAAAAGGGCTCTATACTGGGGCTAACCAGTGTAGAGCCTAACAGCGGATTCCCCTTATCCGAAGAAAGGGGATGGCTTCAAATAACACGACACTTTAAATATAACATTTGGGGCCAATTTATGCAATAGTGTCAGAGAGGATGGCCTCGAATGGCTAAAATATTGCCTAAAGCGCGCTATCGCGCCGTAAGCTCTTTTATTCATTGGCGAAGCAAAAGGCGTATTTTTGCTGCAGATTATGGAAATTCAAACTGAGACACTACTTAAAAAACTTTTTTCTTGACTTGAATTTGTCCCGGAAATTATACTCAGGGCATGGAAGAGAAAACCCAAGAAAAAACCGGATCAGGCAAACCACACCCCCCATTCGAGGTTGGCAACCCAGGCGGCCCAGGATTTCCCAAGGGACGTCTGAATCTCAAACTTCGCTTTCATAACGCGGTTGAAGAAATCTCACATGCCAAATGTCCTGCTGCAATTCTCTCGGTCATTCAAAAACATTTTCCCAATGCCATCGTTGAAGATAATGCGCGGGCGATTGCCTACGTTACCATGCTCAACACGCTTAATGGCAATCTTGACGCACTTGACAGGCTGATAGGGAAGCCGGATCAAAAGCTTGAACACACAGGGAATATTCTTCTTGAGAGCATGACAAATGAGGAATTAGCAAAGTTTATTTTAGAGAATCAGGGCGATAAATCAGGAGCCGAATAAATGCCGGTTGCCGTCGAAGAGCTGCGTAATATACCTGCCAGTGAATTTCGGGCGGCGCTCCTGAGACGCGCAAATGAAATTCTTGTTTCCCGTGATCCCGCCGTTATTGCGATGCAGCGCAAGTATTACTGGAATCCCCTCGGTTGGATTCAGGACTTCGTTGATATCAAGCTACCTTCCTACCACATCAAAACGCTCGGCATGATCGGGCCTGACAACAACAAAATCTGCATCTATGGCCCGCACGGCCTCGGTAAATCCGTCTTTGATTCCCTCGTTATTCTCTGGTGTGGCTCGGTATCTCCTGATTGTAAAATCATTACGACGGCTTCAGTATGGACGCAGCTTGAACAGTTCTTATGGCCCGAAATTCACAAGTGGTACGGGCGGGTTGATTGGAAGCGAGTTGGTATTAAACCTAACCTTTTGCAGATGCAATGCCAATTCTATCCACAATCAAAAGCATTCGCGGTATCGCCGGGGAGCGGAAAGACGGAAAATATCGAGGGCGGACACGCAAAGCGCATTCTTTACCTGTTTGATGAAGCGAAGACTATTGAAGCGGGGTTTTATGTTGCGGCTGAAGGCGCTTTCGCTTCGCCCGGAGATCATATCTTTATTGTCAACTCCACACCGGGCGATACTTCGGGTGTTTTCTATTCAATTTGCAGCATGCAACATGGATACGACAAGTGGCATGTGCGGCACGTGAGTTTGAGAGACGCGATTCGCGCCGGGCGCATATCGCTTGAGTGGGCGCGGGAAAAGCGCAAACAATGGGGCATATCGAATCCGGTTTATCTCAATCACGTGTGGGGAAAATTCGCCAAGGATTCCAGCGATAGCGTGATTCCGTATTCGTGGGTAATGGCGGCGGTGAAGCGTTGGCATGCGTGGAGCGAGCGCGGAGCTTTCAGAGATGGATTTATAATCATCGGCGCTGACACTGCCGGCCAAGGTGTTGACAAAACAGTATTTGCAAAGCGATGGAAGAATGTACTTGGTGAGCTTGAGTCGTTCCCAAAGTCGCGCCCCATGGAGCTTGCCGGAAAGCTTGCTATTGCGCTCGGAACAAAGGGCCTTTTGAACATTGACACGTCGTTCGGCGAAGGGGCGGGAACGGCTGACAGGTTGATTGAACTCACGGATAGCGCAGGACATCGTTACCTTCGCCGCCGCGTGAACTGCATGAATTTCGGATCGAAAACGGAGCGGCGGGACAAAACCGGGCTCCTGAAGTTTAAAAACCTACGCGCCGCGCTCTGGTGGTGCATGCGCGAATTACTTGACCCTGACAGTGGGTCGGATATATGTTTACCGGATGATGAGCTACTTATCGGCGATCTCACCGCGCCGCGCAAGATACCACAGAGCGACGGAGCTATCCTCATTGAATCAAAAATTGACATCAAAGAACGTATCGGGCGCTCCCCTGATTATGGCGATGCGTGTTGCATGGCTTTCTTCACTGATGTTTTCCTCGATGAACTTACCGACGATTGCCCGAAGCCGCTGCCTCCCGCGAGCGAATGGTACGGGTTCGGTTACGGAAAGGGGCGATAATGGCTAAAGACCTACTGGTGCAGGAGGATTTATTCGGCGAAACTAAACCGATTGCAAAATACAAGCCGGCAAAGACGCCCGCTGGCATGAATCCCGTAACCGCCTTTGATGCAAAGGGCAACATAATCAAGGGCTTTATTCCACGGGGCGGCGTAACGGTTTATGATCGCCTTACCCACAACCCTGAAAACTACAGGCCATTTAGCAAGCAGCGCGCACGAAGCGCTGGCGTGATATTCCCTCGTGGGACCATGAAGGAAATTACTCAAGACGCATTCAGCCAAGACACATGGCAAAACCTGATTACGGGATTGGGATTCAAAGGTCACGACAGGCGCATGAGCACGACATTCGCGCCTGAAGCCCGCTTGATGTACCAAGATCTGACGGACATTTACCGCTCTGACGGATTGGGCCGGATTATCCTGCATCGTATCGTTGGCGATATGACCCGCGCATGGTGGCATGTGGAGGGGGATACGGAAGGCAAAATCGGGGGAGCATTGAAAAAAATCAATACAAAGCGCGAAATAAAAAAGGCGCTCACGTTCGCTGAGCTTTACGGCGGCTCCCTGGCGGTGATGTTTCTTGACGATGGAGGTAAGCTTGACCAACCTGTTAACCTGAATCGCTTGCGCGGCATAGATCAGATCGTCGTATTCGACCGTTACCGTATCACTATCAACCCAGCCGATCTTTACCTTGACCCTTCAAACGATTCGTATGGAAGCCCGCAGATATATCGCATAACGCCTATTTTCGGGCAACCGTTCCTTGTTCACGAAAGCCGCTGCTTGCGATTCGAGGGCGATGACGTCCCTGACGTGACCAAATTCCAAAACCAAGGCTGGATGGACTCGATTTTTCAATCGTGCTGGGACAGATTGCGCGCCTGCGGAGAAACATACGCGAATACCGAGCACATCATTTCAGAGTTTATCGTTGGTGTTTTTTCTATCCCAAACCTGATGAATCTGATTTCAGAGGGCAGGGAAGATGAAGTAAAAGCTTATATGTCAATGGTTGACCAGGGAAAACATGTAATAAATTCCGTATTCGCCGACGAGAAAAACGGGCTATCATTCAGCCGAGTAACGTCAACGCTTACGGGTCTGAAGGACGCAGTTGATTTAATTCTTGAAAGCCTCGCTGCTCAAAAAGGCCTGCCAATGTGTCTGCTCTTCGGGCGTTCGCAAGGCGGCTTGTCTGATGATGAGGCGGCGCAACTGCGTTTCTGGTATGATCGCGTGACGGTATTCCAAGAAGAGAAAATGTTGCCGCAACTTGAACGCCTTGTCAATTACCAGAATATCGCGCTCGGACATCCGGTAGAAGATGACAGCGAAATAAAGTTTGAATCCCTCTGGCAGCCGTCGATGAAGGACTTGATCGCCATGCGTAACATGCAGGCTATTACGGATCAAATCTACCTGCAAAATAATGTGATACTCGACCCACAGGGCACGATTGCGAAGAGTAGGTTTGCGGGGGACCATTACTCGTTTGAAACGGTTCTCAGCGATAACGAAGACGACCCGAATTTCAAGACCCCACAGGAAGAGCAGGCTGAGGCGGACCAGAAAAATAAGCTTGCATTGGCAAAGGCCGGAGCCGGTGCAGTTAAGACTACAGCCGATCCAGACAAGAAGCCAGTTCCTTCAGCCGCCAACCTCGGAGCGAAAGCCTTAAAGGAAGGGGCTGGCGCAATGGTTGCGGGGGCGATTTAATAAACATCAACGCACGGGAGGCGGAAAATGAAAGAGTATTTTAACGATATTTTAAGAACCGAAGTCGTCCGCCTACGATGGAAGATAAAAGAGATGTTTCTTTTCGATAGATTGATAAAACTGATTTTAACAGTTGGATTACTTTTGGGTTTTGCGTATGTCATTTTGTTTCATTAAGATATGAACTTTCACACCTACCACGATACCATTGCTTTGCCGTTTCTGGTAAAGCATCAACTCCTTTCGAGGCATAATCGCCGGAAGCGGAAGCTCGGAAAGCCGCCTCGCTGGCTACCTCCCTTGGCAGTAGAAGTCTATTACCGGAAGTGGCTTCTCGGTATCGTTGCGAAGATGGAAGCCGATTGCAAGGGTGAAGTAATCCCTCAGATTGACAGGTTTATAAAACACGCGGCAAGCATGAAAACCGACAGCGATGAGAAGATCCTTTGCGCTTTCTACGGCACTCTGAAAAACAATGCGCTCGATGATAAGGTTCTCGGACACCCGGTAACGCTCGGTAAAGACACCCTCAGCGGCTTCGTGATCAGAGACGAAGGAGACGATTACCGGACGCTGGAAGCAGATTATGCCGGTTCCGTGGAAGTCGATACCTACGAAGCGACAGCTGAAGACTATGCGAAACTCTTGAAATGGGAAACGGGCAAGTGGAATTATACAGCCGTCAGCCTGAAGCTGAATAGCGGGCGCGTTGCGAAAGTCTTTGTGATCGAAAGCGTGTTCCGTGCTGATTCGTGGAGCGACGATCTATCCCGCCTCATGGCAGCTTTCCGTCATACGGTCGGCGATATTGTTCCAACCGAGCGACTTAAAACGCTGCTTCTGAATATCGGGCAATGGTCCTCGAAATGGAATGATGAGCAATGGCAGAAGACACTTCACGCCGTTCTCGGCGTCTCGGTTTATGGCAAAGAAGACGAAATCGGCAGCCGCATTGAATCATTCGTAAATGAAAATACGATCCTGATAAAAGACTTGGAAGAGCAGGTTTACCAAGATGTTCGCCTGACCATTGAGCGCGGCATCCGTTCTGGCGATTCCCAGCGCGACATCATGAAGGCGCTGCTTGCGGATACCGAGCTTGAGCGGGGCGTGTTCGCAAAGGTTAAAACGCGGGCGCGGTTGATTGCACGGGACCAGATCAATAAAATAAACGGCGATATTACGCGGTCGCGGCAGGAAGGAATCGGGATAGAAGAATACTACTGGCGCGGCGTTGGCGATAGCCGGGAGCGCGACAGCCATTACGAAATGAATGATACGCTTTGCCGGTGGGACGATGCGGATGTATATTCCAATGACGACGGGAAAACATGGGAAGACAGGCCGGAAGACATGAAGGGATTGATACCGGGAGAGGACTATCAGTGCCGGTGCTGGGCCGAACCCGTTTTCGGCGAAGAGTTTGAATACCAGGGAGAAGATGCCGCGATTGCGGCGTAACCATAAACCAATTTCCGGGGAGGGGAATTATGTTTCACGCAGTTGAGTTGGTAGGAGCCGGGGTAGTGATCGGCATCGTTATTTCAGCGATCATTGCCGGCGTTATTATTTCAGTACACGATCATTTTGTCAAGCGCATTGAGGACAAGCTGCAAACGTACCACGTCGCGGTGCAGAAAGACATTTCCACAATGCAATCTTCGGCAACCGACGCTATCCAGAAGGGAATGAAGCAGCTTTCCGATATAGTAGTTCCCATGAAACAGGAATGGGAGAAAGCCAAGGCGCTCGGAAATAATATGCTGAAGGGCGCCGAAGCGTTGCCCCAAAAGGCGGGCACCACGGTTTTCAAGGCTGCGGACGAAGCCGTAAAAGAAGCCGACAAACTCGTGGACGGCGCGGCGGCGGCTGTCGATAAGGGCGCGGCGGCAATTGACAAGGAAGCAAAGAAACTGACGCCGGAGCTTGAGGAAGCGTTGAAGAAGAAGGGGTTGTAGTCATGTCCGGCAACGGCAAGATAATTATTCCGGGCCAGGAGGAAGCGCAAAACCTGCGAACCGCAGTACGGGTTTACAAGCTTCTTGGGCATCCCTTGGGCGCGAAGGTAGGCAAAGGCACGCTCTTCAATTTCATCGTTGAGCTTGCCGATAAGGTCGAGCACAATGCCGCCTGCGCACGTAACTTTGAAATGAATCTGTTCTTTGAATGTCCCGGCCATGCGATATTTAAAAACTACGATCCTGCAAAGATCAAGGTGATGCAAAGCGTATCGGCGGCATGGCAGAAGATCAAAAACGAGGAAGCGGAAAAGGCGGCGGCGCAAGAAAAACAGGAGCCGCCCGCAGTTCCGCAAGACAGCGAAAGTTATGCTCAGGAAGTAAATCCGTCGTCTCACCAAGAGGCATAATG